CTACGTGCTAGTTCAAAGATTAAAAAAGTATCATTGGATGATATTGACAAACAATTTGAGGAGGTTGACCCATTGGAATATGAGGAGCAATACGAGAATTTTTTAAACAGTTACTTGAATGCAGTAGATGATGTTTTCTGGTATGATAAAAAGGTGTTTGAATTAGTTGCTAAAGGTAAAAGTATTGCAGAATTAAGTAGAGATACGAAGATAGGTTACTATTCTCTTTACAATACTTACAATGCGGTTAAAGATAAACTAAAAGATAAACTATTATAACAGATTATGAAACTAGGAGATTTAATTGAAAGAATAACTTACTACACAGGAATCAAATGGGTAGTTAAAAAAATATGGGGAAAAGATTGTGGGTGTGATAAAAGGCAAGAACAACTAAACGATATTGAGTTATGGTAACAGAAGATAAAGAAATTTGGATTGATTTCAAAGCAAATGTAGTCGGTAAATTAAATCCAGAATATAAAAAAATTTTGTGTACCTTACACGCTAAATACTACAAACATAAATACTACGAGCCTTGCAGTTGTGATGCAAAGATTTATAGAATGTGGATTGCAGATATTGATAGAATTTATAACCAAAAATAAAAGATTTGAACAAACAACATCAACTAGAACAAGCGACAATTAAGATTTTAAATTTAGACGGATGGAAACTAAAATGGACTGGAGAAGGAAGTGAAAGTTGGGATGCAGAGGGATTGACTCCAAAAGGAAAGGAATGCGTTATAGAGATGAAATTTAGAAATAAGTATTATCCTACCAAAATGCTTGAAAAGTTTAAATACGACAAGCTAATGGCTACTGGTAAGGTTGCATTCTATTTCGTAAACGACCCTAAAGCAAACTATATGTTTTGGTTGAATGATATAAAAATGCCAGAGCCAGTTGATAAGTATTGTCCATCAACTACGATGTGGCAAAATAATAAAGTAATGAAGCCTTGCTATCTTTTAGAAGAAAGCCAAGCTGCGATGGTAAACAACAACGATACAATAGAAACAATGAAAAAAGAAATCATTCAAAAGCTGAATCAGTTATCTGATAGGATAAATATTCAGGAAAGAGAAGAACTATTAAAAGATATAGTTCAATTGAAGTTAACTGAAAACTATTCTGAATTTATTAAAATGAAAGACAAATGGAATATATAGGCTACGAGGTTAAATTAAACCTATTTAAAGGAATACTTTTAGGTGTTATGGAGGAAACATTTATTGAAGAAGACGTAATTGAGAAAGATTTTTCAATTTATTTTGGTATGCTATCTATTTGTTTTACAAGGATTTATAATAAACTTTAAAAATAATTGTAAATTTTATTAAAAAAATTGTTGATAATTAAAATAAGTTTTATATATTTGCATAGTAATAATAAAACAAAGACAATATGAAAATCACAAAAGAAGAAAATTTAGTAAACTTTAACTTTTGGCAGGGTGCTAAAAATCATTCATTTAGTTATGATGAATTAAGAGAAATAGAATACCAACTAGAAGATATATACCAATATGGTATGGATGAAACGCACATAAACGATTTGTTTTGGTTTGATGAGGAATTTTTATGCGAATTAATTGGATTAAAATATAAAAAATATTTAAAAAGATAAAATTAAAACAAGATGAAAACAATTAAAAGAATTATCAAAACGCAATTAGTAAACTTAAACATCAAACCAGTTAAGGTCGTTATATTACCAACTGGATTAGTATGTGAGCATTTTAATAACGGAAAAGTAAATGTAATATGAGAGCAACACAAATTCACTACGAGAACGGAAAAGGATATGATATTATAGATGTGTGTAAAGATTACGCTCTTAATTTCAATAGAGGTAATATTTTAAAGTATGTAGCACGAGCAGGTAAAAAGCAAGATGAGTTGCAAGATTTAAGAAAGGCTTTAGATTACTTGCAAAGAGAAATATCATATTTAGAAGAACAACAAAAACAATATATTAAACAAACAATAGACAGATGAGCCAATTAGATTACGATTTAGACAATTACTTAAACGAACTTGATAAAGAGTTTGAATGTTATGAATGTGGAACAAGTATATCAGAAGAGGGATATTGCAGTAGAGAATGTTATAAAGCTGGACAAGAATGATTTTGCTAGTAGATGCAGATAGTTTAATATTTGCAAGTTGTTATCGCAAACGAGAAACACCAGATGATAATCCATACTTTGAAAAGCTATCAGATGCTTCGGATAAGTTCAATGAGCAGTTAATGGGTATCGTAAATCATTTAGAAGACTTCTACGATATTGATAAGGTAATTATCTTCAATGGTTCAAAAGGTAACTTCAGAAAGCTAATAACTGATAAATACAAAGCAAACAGAAAAGATACACAGATACCGCCTTTACTTAATGATATGCATCAATGGGTAAAAGATAACCATAATTCAGTTTATGGTTATGGTGTTGAAACAGATGATATGGTTGCAAGATACTGGAATGATTTATCAAAAGAATTTGGAAGGAATGAAGTTATGATAGTAAGCATTGACAAAGATTACAAACAGTTTCCTTGCCTTATGTACAATTATCATTATAAGCATAAGCAAGTTTTAGATATAAGCGAAGAAGAAGCTATGTACAACTTCTATGAGCAAATGATTGTAGGCGATACTGCTGACAATGTAAATTACTTTAAAGGTAAAGGAAAGAAGTTTGCAGAGAACTATTTAAAAGGCTGTACAAGTCATTACCAGTACACAAAGAGGATGTATGAATTATTTAAACAAGAATATAAAGGAAAAGCAAAGCAAAGATACATTGAGTGCTATAACCTTTTAAAATTAAGAACAAACTAAAATAAATAAAGATGATAGAATTAGATGAATTAATAGATTATGTTAATCAAACTTTAGGGTTAGATATTAGACAAGATACTAGAAAAAGAGAAGTTGTAGATGCGAGAGCATTTTACTATGAGTTAGCAAGAAGACTTACAAAAAATAGCTTACATACTATTGGAGATTCTTTAGGTAAAAACCACGCAACTGTTATTCATAGTTTAAACAATGTAGTTATGCATTTGGATAAAAATAAAATAAATAAATCATTAATTGAACTTGGATATAAAAGTAGAAAGAGTACATTTGAAGAATTAAAGGAAAGAGTATCTTATTTAGAAACACAATTAGAAAATTTAAAACAATAACAAGATGAATAAGCAATTAGATTATTTAAAAGTAGTATTACTTGGTCAATTAACTATTGAAGCAATAGATAGCTTGAGAGGCACTACAAAGTACAGACAAGAAGTAAAGAATGTAGGAAATAGATTTAACAAGATGCTGGAGGAATATGTTAATGAAGATTTTAATACTGTATATAACAACAACGAAGAAATGACAATGAATGTAATGCGTAAGATAACTGAATTAATAAATAAGTTATCAACTTCTGATATTGATGATTTAGTTATGATTGATGCAGTTATAGATAAGTACAAAGAGAATAGAGAATGGTTTGTAGAACACGCTTCTGCTGATTTTTTAAAATTAGAAATATAAATGAAAGCAATAATAAAATTTAATTTACCAGAAGAACAAGATGATTTTGATATGTTTAACCAATCATCATCTATGTATAGTGTTATTTGGGATTTAAACCAATGGTTAAGAGGTCAAACTAAATACGCTCCTGATAATACAAGTGAAGATACTATTAAGGCTTTTTATGAATGCCAAGATAAACTTACTGAATTATTAAACGAAAACAATATAGAATTATGAAACAAAAGAAATACACCCAAGAGGAAAGAATTAAGAAATTAGAACAAGTAGTTGCACTTTTATATACTTATCATCAAACAATGATTAAAGAAATACAAGCGTTAAAATCTGAATTGAAAGATGAGAAAGAGTAATATAAAATACGGATTCTTTCTTGTAGCAATTACAAATTTTACAATTATGATTATCATTCTTACAATAGTTGCTATCTTTATCAGAATATTATGTTAATAAAATAAATTAAAATTAACTATATACTAATAGTTAAAATTTAATTTATATATGAAACTAGTAAATATTCAAGAAATTAAAAACAACGAGAAAAATCCTCGTATCATTAAAGATTATAAGTTTAAGCAACTGGTAAAATCTATTAAGGAATTTCCAGAGATGCTTAAATTAAGACCAATAGTAGTTAATAGCGAAATGGTTGTACTTGGTGGAAATATGCGGTTAAAGGCTTGTAGAGAAGCTGGACTTAAAGAAGTCTGGATATTAAAAGCTGATGAACTAACAGAAGAACAACAAAGAGAATTTATAGTAAAGGACAATGTAGGTTTTGGAGAATGGGATTGGGATGTGTTAGCAAACGAATGGGATAATCAATTGTTGGCAGATTGGGGGATTGATTTGCCTAAATTTGATTACAAAAATGATTTTGATTCTCAAATAGAAGAAATAGAAGAATACAGTTTTCCCGAAGATGATTTAGAATCAAGTCACGTTAAAATGATTCAATTATTTTTAAACACAAAAACAGAACCATTATTTAAAAAATGGGAATTAAAATTGAGAGAAATATATAAAACTGATAACCTAACAGATACAGTTTATGAAGTTATTAAAAAAGAGTTTAGTAATTATGGAAGTTAAAAAACATTATATAAAACCTGTATTAACAGATGAAGAAACTAATAATTTAAGAGGTGTTTTATTAGGAGAAAAAGATTATAATATTTTATTCGAAGAAGATGTTGATGTATATTGTTCTGAAACAAATAAATGTATAGCTAAATTTAGGAAGAATGTTATTCCCTCTAATATTGTAAAATATGCTTATGAAAATTTAAAAGGAGCTGCAACCGCATCCTCAAATAGAGGAACAAGTTCTGGTATAAAAGAATCAGGAAAAGCATCAGAAAAAAGATTAAAAAAAGATGGAACTATATCTAACACTATGATAGCAGACCCTATAAATAGTGGTATAATAGGTTATTTTGATAGAAATGCAAGATTTCCTTATTGTAGACAGACGGCATTCAATGAAAAACAATTCTCTAAATTTAAAAAAGCATACCCAATAATTAAACTTGTAGACACGAAATATTCAGAATTGATGCCTAATGAATATAAATTACAAAGAGAGGTTGCTGATAATACCTCTAAAGATTTTGTAATACCTAATACTGCATTTACAACAGTAACTGTAAATAAGAATTGGCAAACTGCGGTGCATACAGATAAAGGTGATTTTGAAAAAGGTTTTGGAAATCTTGTTGTTTTAAGAAAAGGCAGATATACTGGTGGTTATTTTGTTGTTCCAAAATGGGGCGTAGCTTTTGATTTACAAAATTGCGATTTATTACTTGTAGATGTTCATCAATGGCACGGTAATACACCAATAAATAAAATAGATGATGATGCTAAAAGAATAAGTTTAGTAATGTATTATAGAAAAAATATGATAAATTGCGGAACTGCTGATGAGGAAAATGAATTTGCTAAAACAAGAAAAGAAGGAACGAAACTAAATTAATATGTGCGGTGTAATTGGATTCAGTTGCGAAAAACCAAATAAAGAAAATATATCAATATTAAATAAACTGATATTTGAAAGTAAAATAAGAGGTTTACATAGTTTTGGATATAGTTATATTGATGATGGTTTAATAAAAACAGAAAAGCATCACGATATAAATTCTGTTAAATTACCTATTTCAAATAATATAATATACCACAACAGATATTCAACAAGTGGAGATTATAAAAACCACGAAAACAATCAACCAATTTTTAACAATGAATTATCTTTAGTTTTTAATGGTGTTTTAGATATGGGTACTAAAAAACAAATTGAAAATAAATATAATATACAAATGGAAACAGAAAATGATGGGGAAATAATATTAAAGAATTGTGGTACAGATATAGAATTAATACGTAGTTTTGTAAGAGAAACAAGTGGTTCTTTTGCAGGTATAATTTTAACTAGTTCTAATAAACTTTTAGCTATAAGGAACAGTAAAAGACCTTTATGGCAATTAAATCATTTAGATTGTGTTTATTTAGCATCTACTAAAGATATATTTAAAAGAGTTGATGATTCTTTTGAACCAATACAACTAAAAGAAAACACTATATATGAATATTAGATTAGCTGAATCAAGTGATAAGGATTTCATTAAGAAGCTATACAAACAAAGTTCTAAAGAAATAGGTAGTTTTAATCTATTTTGGACTTGGGACAAATATTTGTCAGGAGAAGCTAAACATAAATTTTATGTTATAGATAATATGGGTTTTATGAGAATAGGATATTCTAAAAAATATAACTGTTATGTACTTTATGAAATAGCAGTTGACGTTGAATGTAAGCAAAAGGGTGTTGGTAGAAAATTGTATGATAAAATACCAAAACCTTTAATGCTGAAATGTAATAAAGATAATTATATTGGTAATAATTTTTATAAAAAAATGGGTATGACAAATTCAGGAACAACAAAAACATCTAAAGGAATAGAACAAAATATATGGACGGCTTCATAGATTATCATATAAAATCTTCCGAAGCGAAAGACATAGACCCAAGTAATGATTGTTTAAGTTATATTTCAGACAGATTTGAATTAAACATAGAACAAAGATATTGGCTTGCTTTTCTTTTTGGTACTTGTTATTCATCTACGAATGTTTATTATATTTATAATGAATTTCCAGACTATGAAAATGTAGATGTAAATAGATTACAAAGATGGTGGGATAATAATAGAGATAAAACTTTATTTCAGACAGATAGATTAAGAGTTAAAACTCAAAACAAGTTTGTAGAAACATTCTTAAGTTATTCTAATTTATTAAATGGTATGTCACAAAGTGATTTTTTTCAATCATTAAAACAACCTACAAAACAAATGACATATGACAATTGTTATAAAAAACTATCTGAAATAAAAAACTTTGGTAGATTTACTATGTTTATATATTTAGAAATGATAAATGTGTTAACTAAATATGAATTAGAAC